TTAGCGTATTTCGAACAGATAACCCTGACCACGGACGGTCGTGATCACGTCCTGCGGGTACTCCGCCTGAATTTTCTTGCGCAGACGTCCCATCAACACATCAATCGTGTGGCTCTCACGCAGCTCGGCATCCGGATAAAGCTGAAGCATTAAGGAGTCTTTGCTCACCACTTTACCGCTGTTGCGGATTAACGTTTCCATGATGGTGTATTCAAACGCGGTCAGCTTAATGACTTCATTATTAATCGAGAATTCACGACGGGAGAGATCAACCTGGAAAGGGGGAATCGAAATCACCTGGGAGGCCAGGCCGCTGTTGCGGCGCAGCAGTGCCTGCATGCGTGCCGCCACTTCTTCGATGTGAAACGGCTTGGTGACGTAATCATCGGCGCCCGCGCTGAGCACTTCAACCTTGTCCTGCCAGCCTTCACGTGCGGTCAATACCAGAACCGGAAGGGAGACATCATGGCTGCGCCAGCGACGAATCAACGACAAACCGTCTTCATCAGGCAATCCGAGATCGACGATGGCGATGTCCGGCAGGTGCTCATTGAGATAATAATCGGCTTCTTTTGCATCTTCGGCATCGTCCACCTGATGTCCCATCTCCTGAAGCTGAACCTTCAGGTGATGGCGTAGCAATGCGTTATCCTCAACAACCAGTACGCGCATCATCTTTTCTCCCTATATGAATGGTATGAATAGTTTAACGCTGATTATGGAGTTTGAAACCAGCGTCATGAAATTAAATGACTTTTTTAATACTGCCAATACCTTGGGGGCGTCCTAGGGGCACAGCTGTCGGCATCTGGTTGTTCAGCATGTTGACCTGGTCCTGGTTCATATCGCCGATCCACTTCGAATAAACCTCATACACCATGCGCGCATCCTCATGGCCCATCTGGCTGGCGATAAAGGAAGGGTTAGCACCGGCCATAAGCGTCCAGCAGGCGTATGTGTGTCGCGACTGATAAGGATTTCTCTCACGTATTCCCGAAAGTTTAGTGCCCCGTTTCCATCCATACGAAATCGAGTTTTTGGAAAAAAAGCTCTCATTCACTGACGATTTCTTTTCCGGAGAAAACACAAACCGCAGATTTTGTGGCTCGGTTTTGCCGATTTCACGGTGATGGAAAATGATCTGCTGTCTTGGGTTATTGCCTGTGATTTCGAACTGCTCCAGCAGCGCATCATGTGCAGGCTTAAGCAGGGTGATCGTTCGTATACCAGCATCTGTTTTCGGCGGAACAAACACCCGCTTGTTCGTCAGGCTTCTTGATACGTGAATTTCACCTTTTCTCAGATCGATATCCTCCCACGCCAGAGCACAAATCTCGCCGGGCCTCATTCCCGTGTGGACGGCTACAATGATGATCAAAGCCAGTTTTCGGGGAAGGGCGGCAATCAGTGCCTGGTACTCATGAAGTAGAAGCGGATCGGGGTCTGCCTTAGATAGCTTGAGCCGGGATACGCCCTCATAAGGAGCGTGTAATATAAACTGACTTCGATTAGCAAGCTTCAGCATTTCTGATAAAACCGCCATCTGTTTATTGACTGTTGAGGGCGCGCGTCCCTTTTTAACCAGGTTAGGCATTGAAGGGTTTAATACGCTGCCGGTCAGCAGTTCTTTGCGGTAATTGAGGATATCGGCGTGCTGAATATCAGCCAGTGGAGTATTTTCTCCCACAACACGTTTCAGTGTGTTAACTGCAGATGTGAGTGAATGAAGGGTAGCCCCCGACACCTCCAGAGCCTTTGTATCAATGAAAAAATCGCTCAGCTCTTTAAATGTCGTGATCCGCTTTGTTGATGAAAACTTTTTCAGAGCCTTCGATTCAGGGAAGCGCGCAGCGTAGTCGAACTGGCCGAACTGGATCTCACTCACGATGACTGCGCGAAGGTTTCCCGCCTTCTTGATGTTACTGCTGTTAACCACCCAGCCACGGAGAACTTCGCGGCAGCGAATGCCGCGATAGGTAAACGTGATTCTGATTTTTCCGTTATGAAGTTCAACGCCGGTTGGAAAGTTCATCATGCTTCCTGAATAAATCTATTAATCAGCGGAAAGTTGTACCAGACCAAAGCGCGTTTGCTTTCTCCTCCGGGTACCGCGGGTACTCGCTTAAAATGAACCCCTTCGATCCAGCTTCCGAGGCGATAAGCTTTTATTTGCCTGTCATCCAGCCCCGTTTTCTCAGTTAGCCTTCCCGCCACCATCCACTCTTCATCGAAAATGATTTGCGCCATGCTTAACTCCATGACGCCGCCACGATACCGTAGCGGCAGATAGTATATTGATTGTCAAAAATCACCGACCAAGGCCGGGGAGGCACTTAAGATGCCTGATACCGAGCATTGCCGTTGCCACGTAACTACGGGGGCGGTTAACAACCTCAACCGTAATTTTTCTCCCTTGGAACTTGATGGTGTAAAAAGTCTGTTTGTCGCTTCGACCATGCTCGCCGTATTTCTCAAAATGGCATTTGAGCGCGGCGGCGCACGCTGGCCCGCCGATGCTGTCTCCCTTGCTACGGTTAATCAGACGCACAGGAGTCTTCCTGATGGTCGATCACGCTGCGGGCAAGCCCGGCGGCCATAGCCGGTAATTCCTCATACTGATTGCAATATGCCGGGTTGGAACATAAGCCCTGCAACGCTGCAATGGTCAGCTGTTGCTGGTAGGTAATCGTTGAAAGCGGCGCGTTTGTTTCAGCTACCGGTTCGGGCTCGGCATCCAGCTTTGCAGTAACTGCAGGCGGATCGAGCACGACAGATTTTGGTGGTGCCGGGCGGCGGTATTCCACGATTGCATCAAGCGCAATTTTTTGACGAACGCTGATATCGTCAGACCACTGTTCAAGAATCGTAGTAGCAACGTCATGTACTTCTTCATTACTGAACTCAGGCGACAGACAGAATTCAGTCGAGGTGATATCTGCAATCAGTAACGGGAAAATATGCTCGATGTCTTTACCCGTGGTGGTGATGAGATTTTCGATATCATCCTGGTCACCGATGTTTGTGCGCCCGGACATCAGCTCGTTTAATGCATGGGCGATTTCAATCTCGCGAACACTTAGCGCTGGTGGTACTTCCTGTTTTTCGACTTCATTTGAGGAGGTGGTATTTATCAGAGCATCAACAGAGAAGACTCCTCCGCCCAGGTTCTCCACTCGTGGTTGGTCACTCGCTTGCTCTTCGGGTGCTGGGCTCTGAGCGAATGCCTCGTTGAGTTCTTTGTCGAGCTGCGCAGCTTTGGCAGGGCAAACTGCTGGTAACTCAGTTTCTCCAGATAAAGACGGTTTGGTTTCATCATCTTCTTTCTTCTCCGAATTAGGGCGAGCTTTAGGGCGGCAGGCCAAATCAATCGTTTTCTGGTCAGGATGTGCATGATCAGATTCAACCAGCTCGCGGTTGATGTACTCACGCAACGCGACAGGATCGGTCCAGAGGCCTTCCGGTGCGGATTTAATCAGGGCGATGATGGCCGCGCGGGAATAGTCCAGAATCCCAGGGGTAGAGCGCAGTTTTTTCCACCACGCAGTAAAGCGGGTGTCCTGTTCTGCTTCGGCCATAGCTTTGGCAGCGAGCATGAATTTATTCGGGATCCAGTAAATGTCGATCTCGTCATACATGCTCAGAATGGCTACAGCCACCTCAATCCGGAGAGTGGAGAGGTTATGTACAAGGTCCGGGCTGCGGTCTGTCTTATTGCCGCCTCCCAGGGTGGCACCCGAGTCTGTGCGGTTGTCTTCGTTGACCGGGGCAGCTTGCGGCCGCTTATCTATCGGCGTATCCAGCCATCTGGTGATCCGCCTTTTGATGTCTGGCCACTGGGTCGTTTCTTTAGTGTCCTCACGCACCCATGCGAGCAACTGCTCCTGCCGTTGAGGTGCCAATGCCAGCGCGCGGGTTTCTTTCCCCAGAGCTTCTGCCAGTTCGCGGGCATAACTCGATTCATCATCATTCAGCAGATCGACGATCTGGCCGTATTGGGCCGTAGTGATACCAGGGACCGGGCCGAACAGTGCCAGGCAAGCTGCTCGGGATGCCTGGTCGAGCCGCGCAACAGTTTTAATTTCTTCCTGTGCCTTGTTATCCTCCCAGTCTGCTTTTTCATCAGTTTCTGGCTGTGGCGCCGCAGCTGGTTCACCTGCATTCACATTCCATACTGCCACGCTGTCGAAAAACTCAGTTGAGAAAACATCAAGGTCAGGGCAGGGAAGATCTTCGCGGTGCTCCCAGATTTTGACCTTAAAGTAATCATCGATATGTTCAGGCTGTTCGGCCGCCAGCTTACCGAAAATAACGGCTTCTGCGATAGCTTTTGTAGAAGCATTAACAGCAGTGGCGAGGGGTTTTAAATTCGGATGCTTTTTTAATGCTTTATCTTTGGGGAAATAAGCTCCGCCAAACACTTTTAACTCAACAGACATAAGAACCTCTATTAATATTTGAAAGATGATTTTGAATGAAACGGTTTGCGTTGGCCGCGCTTTATCATTTTTAAAGCGTCTCGCCTTTCTCTTTTTTCATTGCATTGCTCGCACAAATAAATCGTGCGCTTATACGGATATACCTCCGTTTTCCTTACATGCATTTCCGATTTTTTGTATTCATGACAACAAACAGCGCAATGACAAATGATGTCATCCATATCAATTCACATGTTGGCGCTTGTGGTCGTAATAGGACATGCCGCAGGCGTTCTGCGCTGCAGTGAAATCCATAGACAGCAAGCTAATGTGCTTAACAGCGCAAACCGGGCAATGAAATTCGCCGAGCACATAGCCGCCATCAAGCACAACGGTTACAGGGCCAGAAGCTGGCAAATGAACCACGCCAGAAATTGCATCATTAATATTAAATGTCGCAATTTCTTTATTTACGATTGCCAGGCCCATTTCAACGGTTGTGACTTCTATTTTCATTTCAAATTCCTTATTTTTAGGGTGAGAGTATCCCTGCCACTTAAGGCATCGATTCTTAATAAGAAAGAATTAAATAACTTTTAAACTATTTCGCCACTCCTGATGAGGCTGGCGATGAACAACAAAGCTTCTGAATTTCCGCAAAACTTGCCATGCAGCATGACATCCGGCAATATCTCGAAGAAATACTGAAGTAACGAGTTTTCCCTGCGCCCAGGCAATTTGTTGTTCCGGTGATAATTGTGTTTTATCCATTTCTGAATACTCAACTTTGTACTTAACAATAAAAAGGGCGGTATAAGCATGGACCACGGGAACGCATATACCGCCAAGCGATATAATCTTATTGCGCCTGAAGTCTTTGACGCTGAGCTAAACTGCTTTCCCATAATCGGAGGGCTGTTGCTTTTGCCCAGCGGTACCATTCACGGCCTGCTTCTTTGTAAGAATTACCGAGACGAACCAGATCCCAGGTTTCTTGTAAAAAATCGGGTTCTTTATTTGCGATTTGCTGCCGGGCGTCGATCATACTGTCGATTGCGGTGTTGATTTCCAGAGCTTCGCTATGCGCTTCTCTGATCCGGCGTTCGCGGCCCTCAGGTGTGTAATTGAGGCGGAATGCGAAAGCGCGTTGTGCGAGGTCAGGAGGACTGATGCTGATTGCTGATTCTTCCATTTCAGCCTTGCTTTTCGAATGGTTTAATTCGTCGTCCATTTCCAGCGCTGCAGCGTGGCAAGCTTCCACCAGAGCTGGCAGATCATCGCGCTCCATGATGGTGTTTTGAATGCTTGTCATTACTGAGAGATGGCGACGGCGATTCGTCTCAGCATCCATTTCCAGTGCTTCACGGTGTGCTTTTGCTAAAAGTTGGCGCTGCCAGTCTGGGTTGCAGTAAAAATCATAGTGTTCATTCATGCCTAGCGCCTCGGCGTGGCATTCGTGTATATGCTCGCGGATTTCTGCCGGAGTCATGTGCGTCATATTCGGACGGATTCTCTCAAGTTCTGCCGCCATTGCAGCATCAACCTCCAGCGTCTCAGCGTGGTCGCGTTCGGCCAGAGCTTTGAAAATTTTTCGCATCGTGTTTTCAGATTTCACTTCGCGCAGCGTGCTGCAGTTATGTGCAGTGAATGTTCCATTTTCGTGCTGTTTAATGCTGTATACCGCTTTGCCGATGTTGATTTTGTGGCTGGTCATAGTGCATTCCTCTTGTTCACCCTTATCGCCGGGTAGGCGGAACGTTTACTGATTACTGCGTGTTTTGTTGGTTTAAGTTTATAAACAAATAAACCAATATGTAAAGTTATTAGTAAACAAAAAGGCGTGAAAAATTGGATGTGGTTGAATTTGGAGAAAAAAAAGACCGCAACAGGCGGTCTTTAGGGGAGTTAGTCTATTTCGAGGTCTTTGAGCATCTGAAGGATTTCTTGTTTGCTCTTGCCTTTAAGCCTTGCCTTGAGCTCATTGTCTATGGAGTTAACTTGGGCCCTGAGGTTTACCATGTGCTGCTCTTTTTCCCATTCAGCAAGGCTGTCGAAAAGGTCTAGAAGTTCTTCATGGCGCGCGTCAAATGGACGAGGGGATCTTATCTCTTCACCCATAGGTTCTTCATCAAGATAACCAGGAGCCATGCCGTAATCTCGTTCAATACGGCGCGCAGCTCTTTCGCCGAACGACGCTTTGCCGTTGATCAGCTGTGAAAGGTAGCTCTTCTCTTTCTCCGGCAGGGTTCTGCTGGAAAACCATGCCGCTAGGCGCTTACGCCTGATTTCTTTTGTGTCCATGCAGTCATTTTGATTAGTAATTTCTAAACAAGCAAAAACTTGACATTAATGTTTAGTGGTTTATAAACTTACAACTCAACACACAGGAGCAATTATGCAACTCAATGACTTTTTGAAAGCCGGTGGGCCAAAGATACGCAAGGCGCTGGAGCAACACCTTGGGATATCGAAATCTTACCTCTCCCAACTTGCAACGGGGCGAGCTGCTATTTCGCCGAGTCGATGCATCGTTATCGAAACCTTTACCGATGGAAAGGTTTCTCGTTCTGACATGCGGCCAAGCGATTGGGCTGAAATTTGGCCTGATTACAAGCCAAAAAATAACACAACAGCTCAGGAGGATACTGACTGATGGAAATCAAAAAACTGGCATGTGAGCTGGAGTCCTGGGCGCAAGAAAAGGGCTGGAAGACAGTTACGCAACTGATAACCCCGCATCACTTTGGCGATCTGCTTCAGCCATTGGATAACGTGACGGACCCTGACGAATACGCGCGCCGCTTGCACAACAACAAGCAGATTATTCAGCGTGCATTCCGCAACGATACGCCTAACTACCTGAAACAGGCGGAAGCCCTGAGCTATGCCATCCGCACCGCCATTGATAACGAGCTGGAGCAGAAAGACTGCATGCTCTACCGGGCAGCCAGAGTTAACAAAGAGTGTATCGAAGCCACCAATGCAGTCTTCACTGGCAAACCGCAACCGGTAATCCGCCGCGAGACTCTGGAAGCAATCGACGCGCTGGCGCAGCTGGTCGGCGTCAAAGTGAAGCTGGTTTCGACTTGTTCAAACGTAGCCTAGTTCAGTTGTATCGAGGTGTTCTATGAGCATGGAACTGATGGTTCAGGCGATGAAGGTCAAGGTAGGAAACCCGCTTCGTAAGCTGGTCCTGCTTAAGCTGGCCGATAACGCAAGTGACCAGGGCGAATGCTGGCCGAGCTATCAGCATATCGCTGATCAGTGTGAGATCAGCCGTCGTTCCGTCATGAATCATGTTGCCGCGCTTTGCGAGTCTGGACTGATGCGAAAAGAGACCAGATCGGGACCGAAAGGCAATGGCAGCAATTTCTACCGACTAACCCTGAGCGGTGCAAATACCAGTCCGAGGGTAGTGCAGGAGATACACCAGGATGGTGAAGCAAATTCACCAGGGGCTGGTGCAGGAGATTCACCAGATGGTGCAACACATTCACCAGGGGATAGTGAAGGAGATTCACCCAGAATCAGTCACTCTTCTGAACCAGTCAAAGAACCAGAAAATACTTCTTGTCCGGACGCTCCGCCGTCGGACGGAAAATTGAAAAAAACCGATTTTTTAAAGCGCCACCCAGAAGCGGTGGTCTACAGCCCTGCAAAACGCCAGTGGGGCAGCCAGGAAGATTTGACCTGTGCGCAATGGATTTGGAAGCGCGTGCTGAAACTCTACGAGGAGGCCGCAACCTTTGACGGCGAGATCGTTCGTCCGAAAGAGCCGAACTGGACAGCCTGGGCGAATGAAGTTCGTCTGATGCGCACCCTTGATGGCCGTAGCCACAAGCAAATTTGTGAAATGTTCAAGCGCGTCCAGAGCGATACGTTCTGGGTTCGCCAGGTCAAATGCCCGGCCAAACTGCGCGAAAAATGGGATGACCTGATTATCCGCCTGTCGGCGCCAGGCACAGGGCATTACCAGGCTGGTGGACGGGATATCAATCAGATCTCCCGTCCCGATAACACCATTCCGCCAGGATTCAGGGGGTAAGCATGCAAAACGCAGGTTCCATTCTCGATCGCCTTCGCCGCGTCATTCCGCCGGGCGTAGAACCCAAATTTAAGAGCGCTGCAGAGCTGATGGCCTGGCAGCGGGAAGAAGGGCAAAAGCGCGCAGCTGAGATTGACAAGATCAACCAGCAGGCGCGGGCAGAGAAAATTTTCGGGCGATCCGGGATTCAGAACCTGCACCGCAGCTGCAGCTTCGCAAATTACAAGGTGGAGGGCGACGGCCAGCGGCATGCGCTGAGTATGGCAAAGAGCTATGCGCAAAATTATGGTACCGGGTTCGCCAGTTTCGTTTTCACCGGAAAGCCTGGTACCGGGAAAAACCACCTTTCAGCGGCCATCGGCAACTACCTGCTGAAGCAGGGGAAAACGGTTCTGATTGTGACTGTGCCGGATCTGACCCTGCGCGCCCGAGCCTGCTACGACGAAGGGCAGTCTGAAGCCGCGCTGCTGGACGACCTCTGCAAAGTGGATCTGCTGGTGCTCGACGAAGTCGGCATTCAGCGCGACAGCCGCGGCGAGAAAGTTTTATTGAACCAGATTATCGATCGCCGGCTGGCCGCTATGCGCCCCGTTGGCGTACTGACCAACCTGAATTACGACGCGCTGATAGAGACCCTGGGGGCAAGGGTTATTGATCGCCTGCGCATGGATAACGGCATTTGGGTGAATTTTGACTGGGAGAGCTATCGCGGAAACGTTAGCCACCTGAGACCTGTTAAGTGAATTTTGAGGAGAAAATTATGGAAACCGTACTGGATGCACTGAAAGCCATGAAAAGAGCGACATATCGTGAGGTTGCTGCCCGCCTGGATATCGAGCCCGTTGAAGCGCTGAACATGCTGCGCGAGCAGAAAGAGCAGGGGTTATGTGATTTTTACGATGGGGCATGGTCTCTTGGTACCATGCAAGAGCAGGCCAGGCAGCCGACCAAACCGCAGGTAGCGGCGTCAGCACATCAGGATCCGCGCCTGAAAGGTGATGAACCAGCACCGGTTAATGCTGTGGTCATCCGCCAGCTGCTTGGAACGAGCGGCGCTATGACCACCGCGGCGCTGGCTGCAGCTATAAATCGTAATGCCCGCGGCATGGTCTCTGTAATGCTGTCTTTTGCGCGCCAGGGGGTGGTTATCAAAAATGGGAAAGGGAAGGGCGTGACATGGTCTCTGCCTGTAACCGACGAGGCCGCAGGTGTTACAGCCGAAGCTGCACAGCCAGAAAAAACAACTGCAGAAATTATTGAGTCCATCCCTGCATTCGCTTCCCGGCCAGATGATCTGATTATTCCGTCATCCCGTTATATCTCCTGTGAAATCCGCCGGACAAAAGCGAAGCTGTCAAAACTGCAGCGTCTGCAGGGGGCTGTTCGCGAGCTGCGCCGCCATAAACATCTGCTGGAGGTGCTGGGGAATGACTGATTTACCGAAATGCCCTCAATGCGGCATGGCTCCTTCACTGAGGGTTCGTAGTCGGGGAATGAACTGGGGTTCGGCAGAGGTTCGCTGTTCGAACGGTTGCCCTGGCGTCCGCGCGGGATTTTCGTTCCCGCCTGATGGTGAGGCAGCGGCCCGGCAGTTGCTTCAGGAAAAATGGAAAGAACTTGTGAAGTGACTCAACGATACCACGACCAAAAACTCATGAAGAGCGCACTGTGATGATTAACCGAATTATCGAACAGGTGAAAGAGAAGGGCCGCATCATGACGGAGGATGTCGTCGCGATGTTTAACCTTCACCGAACCACCGTGGAGAAATACATCTGGATTGTCGTACAGCCTAGAGAGCATATCCGTCATGGCCGCTGAGGTATCTTCAGTAGCAAGAGAAAAATCATAGAATATGATTTGAGACGATATTCAAATTCGGAGAGAGAGTGATAAATAGTCACTTAAGTAAGAATTCAGTACAGGATCATTAAAAAAATCATTACTCTTTGTTTACTCTTTTTGCTTGAGATAGTGAAAACTGTCTCAAGCATTATTTTTTTAACATAATGCAAAGTTCTACACATCTGCGAGCGGAAAATCTTGAGTTGACCTAAAAAACCGTATATATAGTACGTATAAAAACGACTCAAGCAAGGAATTGATTGTGGCTAACTCTATCACAAAACTACGTAGTATGAATGTGGAAAGTTTTCGAGGTCTCAAGAATGTAAATATATCATTTGGGGAGCGAATTACTGTTATTTGTGGTAAGAATGGCACATCAAAATCAACCATACTTGGAATTATCGCCCAAATTTTTAGTTTTTCTCGTGACTATTCTAAAGATCCTGCGGAGTTGCTGGGGTCCTATCGGACACTTACAGGTAATCGCTTTAAATCTCTATTTAGTGAGCACTTTAGGTTTTCAAGTAAATTTGATACACCTGGCGGGATGGAAGTGCAAATAACACTCTATGATGGTGCATTTGAAAAAGAATTGAATAATTTAAGACTTGGTCTGGTTGACTCGACATATCATCAGAAAGCAAGGCCAGTTCTCAGGAATAACGACGTCTTAGGCAATAAAAATACCAGTCGTAATGTTACTCACCCTGTAATTTACTTGAGCCTTCAGAGACTTTTACCAATAACGCTGAGACCTGAATATAGTGAGCGCGATGTCCAGTATATCATTGATAATAAAAAAGAAATACTATCAATGAACAGAAGGTTACTTATCAAGGAAAATGGAACGTCCATTACTGCTACCACAGGAACTATCGACTCAATGGTAGTGCATGGAGATAATTATGACCATGAATCGGTTTCTGTCGGTGAGGATAACGTTGGACAGATTATCCAAGCTATATTTTCTTTCAAAAGACTAAAGGAAGAATTGAAAGATTATCATGGTGGCATGCTATTGATTGATGAAGCAGATGCTGGGCTTTTCCCTGCTGCGCAAATTGAATTAATTAACGTGCTAAAAAAAATGGCTAGTAAGCTTGATTTGCAAATTGTTATGACATCGCACTCACCTATCCTTATTGAGGAGGTGTTTAAATTAAGTAAAGTTGCTGATAAGGATTATAGGACAGTATATCTTACGGATACATATGGACCTATTTCAGCTAAAACAAATCTTTCATGGCCAGAAATTAATGCTGATCTGCTCGTTGATACCATAAAAGTTGATGCGGAAGAAGCATTCCCTAAAATAAATATTTACTTTGAGGATTTTGAGGCTTATTTGTTCTTCAAACAACTAATAACAGAAAGACATATCAATAAAATAATCACTCCGCTAAAAGACGTAAATATAAGTTGTAGTACTATGTTAGATTTAATGGCACGGAAAATACCAGAGTTTATTAATAAAAGTATAATAGTTCTGGATGGCGATGTTGTAAATGATAATGGCCAGAATGCAAAAAAAGCAAAATCTGAGAAGAGCCTGTGCTTATTACCAACGACTCTTCCGCCAGATCAGCTTTTGTTTGAATTTTTGTATAATTTAGATAAAGAAGATTTGTATTGGCAAAAGAATCAAGGTTTCACAAGACAGGTTTTTATAAGAATTAGTGGCGATATTATAGATCGGCTCAATATAGTTGGAGAGAAAATATCTCTAGAAGATATTATTAAAAATTACAGAAAAGGTAAAAGTGAAGAGAGTGTAAAAGGAGAGCTTAGAAAGTTATTCAAGGCTTTTGCTCAAAATGATAAAATCCGTACGCTTTTAACTGGCCCAGTAAGTAAGAATCCGTTCAGATATTGGATTAACCAAAACCCAGAGCTAAAACTTGAATTTAAGAAAAAATTTGAAGCTTGCTTAATTAATGCCCTAATTAGTGGTTTTGGTATTGATTCCGGCAAAGTGTATGGTTACCTTCAAATCGATAACTGATTGTTTTTCTGGTGAATTATTGTATGGCCATACCTTGCTTGTATTTGGTACAATATCGGCCTATACATATGAGGTGCTTTATGCGGTTTAATACGCCACTACGTTATCCAGGCGGTAAAGGTAAGTTATTCAACTTTATGAGTAAAATCATAGGGATGAACGATTTACAGGATCTGCATTACGCAGAGCCATACGCCGGCGGTGCCGGTTTGGCGTTGAAGTTACTATTCAAAGAAAATGCTTCACAAATATACCTTAACGATTTGAACTTAGCTGTATATTCTTTTTGGAATAGTGTACTCAACCGAACTGAAGAATTATGCCATATGATCCTTACAACTGAAGTTTCTATGGATGAGTGGCATATTCAAAAGTCAATTATGACTAATCCTGAAAATAAGGATCTTCTCCAACTTGCTTTTGCTACATTTTTTCTTAACAGAACAAACCGCTCTGGAATCCTTAAAGGGGGGGTGATCGGAGGTAAGAGTCAGGACGGAAAATGGAAATTGGATGCCAGATACAATAAGCAAGATTTAATTCAAAGAATTAAACTTATAGCTGCGCAAAAGGATCGGATACATATTTATAATCTCGATGCTAATGATTTTATTACAAAAGTTGTAAAAAATCTGCCAAATCACTCTTTGACATATTTTGACCCTCCATACTATGTCAAGGGGAAAGGTCTATATGAAAATCATTATTTACATGAAGACCATGTTGTCATCGCCAATAGGATACAGACTGAGATTCAAACACCATGGATAGTTTCATATGATAATGTTGCACCTATTCGAACGATGTACAATTCATCAAAAACCTTATCTTATGGAATCACCTATAGCGCCCAAGAGCGCTATACAGGCGACGAAGTTATGTACTTTAGTGATGGCCTAAAGTACCCGGAATGTGCTGACCCGGCAAAATTTAAAGGGTAATTAACTTCTCTTTTAAATGTAATTTGTCACTTTGAACATCATCTCTGCAGATGATGTTCCTCTGGTCTTTGAACTTGTTCCGGCTGTTATTCCACTTATTTTACATAGACCTACATAGATCCTACGCCCCATTGCTTTAACAATTCGTGCTGTTAAAGCATTGATCAATCACACTCATAGGTGTACTGTATAAATATACAGTTTATTGACGAGGGTGATTATCATGGGTTTTCCATCACCAGCAGCAGACTACGCAGAACAGACGCTCACTATCACCAGCCTTTACGGATATGACGGCAATTGCCGCACCATCGAAACATCAGCCGGGTACGCGATCATAAACGTCGCCAGAAAGCCGGAAGTTGGTGACACAGTCTTGATTTCGTTCTGCGGCAGTCTGGACTTCGCAAAAGTGCAGGGGAAAGCGCTGATCACTCAGGATGGAGAGGCTATTGAGGGCGACGCGCTGGATGATGCAACCGTAATGGGAGTGGTAACGCACCTCCTGAGTCGAGTGACCGATACTGACAATCGGCCTGTGATCTAAAAGACCTGATCTGATTCCTGTGTCTTAAAGCCGATCGGTTAGACAGAACAATTTCGCCGAATTGCTCTGTCTAACCTATAAGATGTCTGGTTAGCGGAACCTTTAATTGAATCAGTGCGCAGGGAGATAAAGGACCGCCCCCGGAAGGGGAAACCATATTTAGGGATGTGCCCATGAAATTAAATGAATTTGCCGCGGGTTTAAAAAAAGACGGATTGCTTGTTTTAAATCTGTCCGATGGCGAAATAACTGACTACGTCGTCACCAATAATGCTTTACGCACGCTGATACGCCGGGAAGGAAATAGAATTTCCGCGCGGATCCTCAGTGATGATGAGCGGATAATCAACCTTAACTCCCTGCCAGAAGCACTTAAGGTTCTCAAGCCGTAAGTGTTGATTTATAATAATCAAACGGGCTGAACACCCACTGATTACTGCGCCAACCTGAGGAATCAAAATGGCGCAGAGTATTACCCCAAATTACCTTCACCGCACGATTACGCGCGGTGATTCTGCTTATGCTGGTGGTCCAGCATGAAGAAAGCAGATAGCTTCCATCTTTCACGTGTGGCCGCACTGGGCTGCATAATGTGCAGAAATCAGAACCTGGGCGAAACGCCTGCGGAAATCCACCACATCCGAACCGGGCAGGGCGCAAGCCAGCGCGCTGACCATCGGAAATCAATTCCTCTGTGCCATTTGCACCATCGCAACGGCGGTTATGGTGTGGCGATTCATGCTGGTCGTAAGCAATGGGAGAAAAACTTCGGTACCGAGTTGCAGCTGCTGGAGCAGGTCCAGTTAGAGCTGGGAGTGTTCTATGCCTAAATACATCATCACTCCTGTCGGAAAACCCCGCATGACTCGCCGCGATAAATGGAAACAGCGGCCACCAGTGATGCGCTATCGCATGTTTTGCGATGAAGCCCGCCTTCATGGAATCCAGGTACCGGAGAACGGCGCCCACATCACATTCGTTTTGCCGATGCCGACGAGCTGGAGCAATAAAAAACGCGCAGCTATGGACGGACAACCCCATCAGCAAAAGCCCGATCTGGACAACTTAACAAAATCTCTGCTGGACGCCTTGTTTGAGGATGATTCCCACATTTGGGACGCCCGGACATCAAAAATATGGGGCGAAACCGGAATGATAATTATCGAGGACATGAAATGACGCCACGCCAGAAACGCCAGTATCTTGAAGGGCTGGGAAAAACAGCAATGGCGCCACGCAAGAGCTGGCTCGGGAAAAGTATTCTGCTGACTGATATCCAGTCCGGGTGGGTTAAATCGCTGCTTACGGTGTGGGGGGAATGCGTTCGCGGTGGCACAGCACCGGCGAAACCATGCGGGCACTCATGCTGGAACGCGATCAGCGGAAAGAACTGGTCAGACAAAGCCCTTGAGCGGTTTACTGCAGCGCTGAACCAGGCGAGGGAAGAAGGATTTCGCGGTGAGCTGGTGATGAAAAGGGCGCGCGCAATTCTTTGGCCTGAGCCGCCGACCAGCATTATTGACGAGGCTATTAGCAGTGATGACGGTGAATTTATGGAGGGCGTAGTGCTGCAGGCGTTCGACCTGAAGGATCCGGTTTACATCGTTGGCCGCCAGTATTATACCACCAGGAAAAAAATCTCTGACATCACCAGGGAACTGCAAATCCTGGCCCCATGGCTAACCGAATCGGAAGCCAGAAAGCGGGTGCGCTGGTGCCTGGAGATATTCAGGGCAAAGGTTTTTCTGTCGGCGAGGACCAGCCTGAAAGAAGGTTAATGATCAGTTCTGAATTAGCAAAAAGTGCTATTTACTCTGAATGATGTTGAAAATGGGCCAGAAAATCAGATAATCCATTCATGCTTGTGAGAGCTGCGCCACGATGGCAGCGATGTAAAGCGACAATTTGAAAAAACTTTAAACCCCGCCTGCCGGGGTTTTTTGTTATCCGGCGATACGACAGGGGTATTCGCGAAGGTGCATTGCACCAGTACCCCTGTCATATCTCCGGTACAATCAAATTCAAATTTAATTTTTTCAATAAATGATTTGGCCTTAAGATTTTCTCGTCACCATCAACGAGAGGCGAATATGGGTATTTCCAAATGCATTAATCCAGAGTGTGAAAAAGAGTTTACTTTTTCCATCATTGGCGAGGGAGTTCCGGGAGGTAAAGAGCTTGAAGAATTATGCTGCCCATACTGCGGAACTGTAGTCGATAGAGAAATGATGAGCGGTTCATTTTTGACATCGAAAATTCCACCCGAACAAAAACACTAAAATTTATCCCCTTCGAAGCCACCTGACGGTGGCTTTTTTATTACCTATCACACAGCACCCGCACACAGCGAGGTGAGAGACGATGAAAATGAATGATTCAGGGAACATCTTCACGCAGTTCTTCGCGTGGGTAGCAGCTCTGGCGTCAGCCATTGGATTTACCACTCAGGATCTGGTGTTCATGTTCTTTGGCGCAGCCGGTTTGCTTATCTCGCTTGCCTCCTACGTTAACGGGCGGGTGGATGCACACCGCAGACGTAGAGAAGACGAGAAGCGCACGAAAATGGTCAACGACTACCTGAAAGGGGTTGGCGATAAACCTCTTCATGAACGTCCGGCCGCAGCAAGCGTCGTTGTTGAGGCATTACAAAAGGAAGGAGACTAATGGGAACCAGAGCAAAACTGAGTGCTACTGTTCTGGGGTTGGTTCTGGCTGGTGCGCCAGCATCCGTCATTCTCGATCAGTTTCTGGATGAGAAAGAGGGGAACAGCCTCACTGCATACAAAGACGGTGGTGGCATCTGGACGATTTGCCGCGGTGCCACGATGGTTGATGGTAAATTAGTGGTGCAGGGTATGAAGTTGACGCATGAGAAATGTGACCAGATAAACACCATCGAACGGGATAAAGCGCTGGCGTGGGTTGAACATAATATAAAGGCACCACTGACCGAACCGCAGAAAGCAGGGATTGCATCCTTCTGCCCGTATAACATCGGCCCCGGTAAATGCTTCCCCTCGACCTTCTATAAGCGCATCAATGAAGGTGACCGCATCGGTGCATGCGAGGCAATCCGCTGGTGGATTAAAGACGGTGGCCGGGATTGCCGCCTGACCAAAGGCCAGAAGAATGGCTGCTATGGACAGGTGGAACGACGCGATCAGGAAAGCGCACTGGCATGCTGGGGTATAGACCAGTGAGTCGAATAACCGCCATTATCACCGTGCTGGTTATTTGTATTTTGGTTTCTATGGCATGGGCGATTGATCACTATCGCGTCTACGCCATAACTTACAAAGACCAGCGCGATAAAGCTACCGAACAACTGAGCCTAGCGAACGCCACCATCAAAGACATACAGACCCGCCAGCGTGACGCAGCAGCTCTGGATGCTAAATACACGAAGGAATTAGCCGATGCGAAATCTCAGCTTGAAGATCTGCAGCGTTGCGTTAGCTCTGGCAAGTGTGGGCTGCACATCAATGCAAGATGTCCCGCGAACGGAACGACCGCAGCCAGCGGCATGGGCGATGCTACCAGCCCCAGACTTACTGACTCCGCTGAACGGGATTATTTCACCCTCAGAGAGCGGATTGTCACAGTGACAAAGCAGGTTGACTATCTGCAGGACTTCATCAAAGAGCAATGCAGCAAGTAATTAGTTCGTTTAACAATATGATGTTTTGCAATATATTAACCTTCAATAATGTACGGAGGTTAAAATGTCATCTTGGGAATGTCCGTTTTGTGGCCGCCTGTCAGTCGCGGCCAAAATCCAACAAAAGTATAGTAACTATGTTGTTGACGCTGATACAAAGCAGGGAAAGCTTTTCGTGCAATCGTGGGTTCAGGTCTGTCCAAATCCTGATTGTAAGGAATTTACTTATACTTCAGAGATAGGCTCAGCGAAGATAGAAGGGAACAAGTATGTTATAGCAGAGCCCATCGAAAGTTGGATGCACCGCCCTCAAGGAGTAGTCAAACAGTTTCCAAATTACATTCCAAAAGCGATTCTTAATGATTATAGAGAATCTGCAATGATTGCGACGCTCTCACCAAAGGCATCCGCAACATTAGCGCGCCGATGTTTGCAAGGGATGATAAGAGACTTTTGGGGCGTAAAAGAAAAGAATCTCTTTGAAGAGATTAAGGCCATTCAAGAAAAAGTCGACTCAGATACATGGCATGCAATAGATGCAATAAGAAGTATTGGTAATATTGGTGCCCACATGGAAAAAGACATTGATCTGATTATTGATGTCGACAAAGAGGAGGCAGAGCTACTCATTAGCTTGATTGAGACGTTGCTTAGCGATTGGTATGTTGAACGAGAAAACAGACGACTTAGATCAGAGAAAATAGTTGCTGCAGCTGCAGGGAAAAAAGAGATGAAGCAACAAAATTGATGAAGCCGTCTCCGGGCGGTTTTTTGCTGCCATCACCATAGGTAGGCTTACAGTAATGGCAGCTTCATTTTCATACCAATGGCTTTCCAGTTATCCTGTAATGGATAACGCTTAGGCCGAACCAGGCCAGCAGGTATGTGGTAGGTACGTGTAGAATCACAACCCAGTCATGGGAAGTAAACATCTCTACTCCTTTTCATGGTAAATGTGGAATGGCCACGATTGGGTCTTCTATAGTGGTCTCTAACTATCAGAGCGATTAGCCCAACATCGTTGGACCTAGCGTCGTTCCAATAGTGATAGTTTAGGACTGTCACCTACAAAGGTTAATCACTCGGATATACTCACAAGCTGATAAAGAAGCTCTGAATGTCCGACATCTTCCAAATCCCACTAGCCACCCAAATAGGCGAAACAGGGATAGACCTTTCAGCAAGTATTCTCTTCATGTCTGCGGTAATGCTTTGAGGGCTTGAATATGCGATAGTAAAAAATCAAACACTTTGTAAGAGATAACAAATGAGCGAAGAGAAATACTACGATTATCTGGTCTTAGGTGGCGTACACGATCAGCAAGTCTTTAATACCACACTCAAGCGAATTCTTGAAGTTCCTGTCCGTGAGCCCCTTACGATGGCGAGGATGTATGCACCTGATGTCCCTGCTGAGACAATGGTTTATGAGGTTGTCGCCTACAATGTCATCGAGCATATTCGTGAAGATGGAAAGCATTTCTTCATAGCATCAAACGATGATTTAACGACTGTAGATGTTGACGATGCGATCTTTAAGTCTCGCATTTCTCCAATCAATTAATCTACTCGTTACTACTGAATGAAAAAAGCGCTCATTAAGAGCGCTTTAATTACGAGATGTAATTATTTTGCATGCTGGATGGTATAATGCTTATCAAACTCATCCGCCAATGCCTTGTATGTTTTTTCAAAATGCTCATCAATGCAGGTTTTAGGCGACAGGGTGCATTTTTCATTGCCTAACCTTCCTGCAAGTAACACGCAAGTTTGCTCAAATAAAAATAACTTTTTTTCTTCTGTTGTCATCACTGCTCCTTTTGACCACTGAATTGCAGTCATATAAAACATGTGGGCTTTATCAATGTTTTCAATATCTATCTTTGTGATGTTGATCACTGATAGAAACTTTCCATGAGAACCGGATAAACATCATTGATTTGGACAGGTACTCCTGGCGATTTGGAACACCGAGGGGGCGAGGACACGCGGAAAACGGCTAGTTTTTTGCATTTTATGGGTTTCATCATCATCCGTTTAACCTATTGATATTTCAGTCCTGAGCATTTGCAGGATGTCGAAATGACTATTTTTTGTTCACCATCATGGATAACGAACTGAAAAATTTCCGGCTGAATATCACTCAGCTGGCAGCCATTACCGATCTGCACCGTCAGACGGTCGCAGGCAAGCTGGCAAATGTGCAACCCGCACCCGGCAGCAACCCGAAACTTAAGCTGTACGCAATCACCGATATTTTGCGTGAGTTGCTGACAAGCACCACATCATCTGAGCTGATGGACGTCGACAAAATGCTCCCCCCCGATCGCAAAGCCTGGTTTCAGTCGGAGCGTGAACGGCTCAAGTTTCAGCGGGAAACAGGGGAGCTGATCCCGGCCTCCGAAGTCACCAGGGAGTTTTCCTCCATGGCGAAAGCGATGGTTCAGGTACTGGAAACGTTACCCGATATTCTTGAGCGCGATTGTGCTATGACCCCAGCAGCGGTTGTCAGGGTGCAGCAGGTGATTGACGATCTGCGCGATCAGATAGCCCTCAAAGTTGAGCAAGCCGACTCACCGGAACAGGAGGATATGCCAGAAGAGGAGTAAGTCATGCGACAGGCCACGGCAGCGGAAGTCAGGCGTAACGCTTCCGCCATTCTCAAAGCCCCGCGCCGTATGCCTGTGGCTGAGGCGGTTCAGAAATTTATGCGCGTACCGATGGGAGCCGGAAACTCGGTCCCGTGGGATCCAGCCGTTGCCCCTTATGTGATTGAGCCGATGAACTGCCTCGCGATGCGTGAATACGATGCGGTGGTGTTTGTTGGGCCGGCACGAACGGGGAAAACTATTGGCCTGGTCGATGGCTGGGTGGTTTACAACATCGTCTGCGACCCGTCCGATATGCTCGTCGTTCAGATGACCGAAGAGAAAGCCCGCGAGCACTCAAAAAAGCGACTGGCCCGAACCTTCCGTGTCAGCCCTGAGGTGGCAAAACGCCTGAGTCCGTTGCGAAACGACAACAACGTGCATGATCGTACTTTTCTGGCGGGCAACTATCTCAAAATCGGCTGGCCTTCAATCAACATCATGTCCTCGTCAGATTTCAAATGTGTGGCGCTCACGGATTATGACCGCTTCCCTGAGGACATTGACGGCGAGGGTGACGGTTTTACCCTGGCTTCCAAACGTACCACGACGTTTATGTCCGCCGGGATGACCCTGGTGGAGTGTTCGCCAGGCCGGGACATTCGCGACAGCAAATGGCGCCGCAAGTCACCCCATGAAGCACCACCAACAACAGGCGCGCTTTCTCTGTACAACCGTGGCGATCGTCGTCGGTGGTACTGGCCGTGCCCGCACTGTGGTGAATATTTTCAGCCGGAAATGTCGGCCATGACCGGCTACCGTGATGAGCCTGACCCGGTAAAAGCCAGTGAGGCGGCACATCTGCTTTGCCCACATTGCAACGGCATTATTACGGCAGACAAAAAGCGCGCGCTGAACGGGGTGGGAGTCTGGTTGCGTGAAGGTCAGAGTATTGACCGTGACGGCAATATTTCCGGTGAGCCACGCCGTTCGCGCATTGCATCGTTCTGGATGGAAGGACCCGCAGCCGCGTATCAGACCTGGGCGCAGCTGGTGTACAAGCTGCTGACAGCTGAGCAGGAGTATGAGGCCACCGGCAGCGAAGAAACCCTCAAGGCGGTAATCAATACCGACTGGGGGCTACCGTATCTGCCGCGATCGGCCAGCGAACAGCGACGCGCCGATGCGCTGATGCTGCGTGCGGAGGATTACGGTAAACGCCTGGTTCCGCAAAAAGTGCGTTTCCTGCTGGCGGCCGTTGATGTCCAGGGCGGTAAAAAACGCCGTTTCGTCGTGCAGATTATCGGCTATGGCGAAAACGGTGAGCGCTGGCTGGTGGACCGCTACAACATCCGCCAGTCGCTGCGCAGCAATGAGCATGGTGAGGCGGAGCCGATCCATCCCGGCGCGTATCCGGAGGACTGGCATCTGCTGGTTTCTGATGTGCTGGAAAAAACGTATGCACTTCAGACCGACCCGACACGCCGTATGCCGGTGCTGGCCATGGCCGTCGACAGCGGCGGTGAAGAGGGCGTAACCGACAACGCCTATAAATTCTGGAGACAGTGCCGCCGTGACGGCCTGGGTAAACGTGTTTACCTGGTCAAGGGTGACAGCACAAAGCGCCAGAAAATCATCACCAAAACCCACCCGAACAATACCGAACGCAGCGACCGTCGTGCTGATGCGCGTGGCGAGGTGCCGGTCTATCTGCTGCAGACCGACCTGCTTAAGGACCAGCTCAGCAACAACCTCGATCGCGAAACGCCAGGTGCGGGCTATATCCACTTCCCCGACTGGCTGGGGGAGTGGTTCTACGAGGAGCTGACCTACGAAGAGCGCGGTGTAGACGGCAAATGGCGCAAGCCCGGCAAGGGCGCCAACGAAGCCTTTGACCTGTTCTGCTATGCCCACGCCGTGGCGGTCCTTCGCGGTTACGAAAAAATCCGGGATTGGGAAAAACCGCCGGCATGGGCGGAGCTGCAGGATCTGAACCCAAATATTTTTGAAGGGGAACGCCCCCGGGAGATAACCGTGAAAAAAACAAAACCCGTTCAAACGCCTGTTAAGGCTGAGCCTGAAAAGGACACAGCTCTCTCCGGCAGCTGGCTCGGGTCTTCCGGTAAGGGAGGCTGGTTGCTGTGAGGAAAGATGATATCTGGAAAACGCTGCTGATGGTGCGCCAGGCCTACCAGGATTCACTGGACGGCAAGAGCATTTCGTTCACCGGTGTGAACGGTCGCGCCATTACCAACCACGACCCGAAAGCGCTGCGCGACGAGCTCGAATACTGGGAGCGTCGCTGGCGCACAGTTAACAGACGTGGTGGTTTGTACAAACTCGCTAACTTTCTGTAAGGCGTTCTATGGGCATTCTTGAAAGAACACTGGGGGCTATTTCCCCCGGGTGGGCAGCGGCGCGCGCGCGGGACAGACTCCGGCTCAATGCGTATGAAGCGGCCAACCCGTCACGGTTGCACAAGGCCAAAAAGCAAAGCCAGTCAGCGGACACCTCTGTGTTTGCTGCAGGGCAGTCCCTGCGGGAGCAGGCTAGGTGGCTCGATGAAAACCACGATCTGGTAATCGGCCTGTTCGACAAAATGGAAGACAGGGTGATTGGTGCTCACGGCATCCATGTTGAACCCCAGCCTCTCGATCTGGAGGGTAATCTCCATTCCGAATTTGCCGGGCAGCTTTCGGCGCTCTGGGCGGAATGGTCAGTGCGTCCTGAAGTAACCGGCATGTTTACCAGGCCGGAAGCTGAGCGCCTGCTGTTGCGTTCAGCACTACGTGACGGGGAAGTGTTCACACAGCTGGTCAGAGGGAATGTGCCGGGCCTGCAGCATGCCACGTCTGTACCGTTCTCACTGGAAATGCTGGAGGCGGATTTTGTGCCGTTCAACCTGAACAGCACCGCAGGCCAGCAGGTTCGGCAGGGCATCATCGTGAACGACTGGGGGCGTCCTGTCGGCTACCGGGTTTACAAATACCACCCGGCAAACATGACGCGGTTCAGCGCCGAACTCAAAACCGTCTCCGCTGACAACATGCTTCACCTGGCGCAACGCAAGAGACTGCACCAGCTGCGGGGTATCAGCCTGATCCACGGGGTCATTACCCGTCTGTCAGACATCAAAGATTATGAAGAGAGCGAGCGCGTGGCCGCCCGTATTGCCGCTGCGCTGGGGTTCTATATCAAGCGTGGCGATGCCCAGTCCCTTGGCGATGAAAATGAATTTTCTACGCCCGGTGGTCAGCGTCACTACGATATCGCGCCGGGCATGATTTACGACGAACTCCGGCCCGGCGAAGACCTGGGCATGGTGGAATCAAACCGCCCGAACGTTCATCTCTACGAATTCCGTAACGGGCAGATGCGTGCTGTGGCTGCAGGCACTCGCGGGAGCTATTCCAGCATCGCCCGGGACTATAACGGCACCTACAGCTCACAGCGTCAGGAGCTGGTGGAGAGCTTCGAAGGCTACAACGTCCTGCAGCAGTGGTTTGTCGGCCAGCACAGCCGTCCCGTTTACCGCGCATGGCTGGCGATGGTACTGCTGAGCGGCGTTGAAGTCCCGCCGGATGTGGATCCGAATTCCCTCTATAACGCGCTTTATCTCGGTCCGGTGATGCCCTGGATTGATCCGGGTAAAGAGGCCAACGCCTGGAAAGCCATTGTGCGTGGCGGTGCGGGTACTGAAGCGGAATGGGCGCGCGCCAGGGGAAAAAATCCGCAGGAGGTTAAACGCCAGCGGCTGCGTGAAACCGAATTTAACCGTCAACACGGGCTGGTGTTTGATTCCGACGCCGCCAACGACAAAGGAGCAATGCCAGATGCAACGACAAAAACAAACGATGCCCGGCGTGAGCCGGACGATGATGATTAACCCCCGCGCCAGCCTGGCGGGTGTCGATGCGGCAAACGACCAGTGCTGGTATGAAATCCGCGCGCTGGCCGCCGGACGCGTTGAAATCTTCCTCTATGACGTGATCGGCGGCTGGGGCATTACCGCCCAGCAGTTTGTCGCTGACTGTAAGGATGCGGGGGTGTTTGACGCCAGCGCTGTCGATTTGCATATCCACAGTCCCGGCGGCGATGTGATGCAGGGCTTTGCGATCTACAACACTCTGTCCCGGCTGAAAGCGAAAGTGGATATCTGGGTGGACGGCGTGGCGGCCAGCATGGCCTCAATGATTGTCTGCCTGCCCGGCGCCACGGTGCACATGCCGGAAAACGCCTGGATTATGGTCCACAAACCGTGGGGTGGTATCGCCGGGGATTCGGACGACATGCGCGATTACGCCGCCTGGCTTGATCGTAACGAAGCCCTGATGCTCAGCGCTTATATGAATAAAACCGGTCTGGGGCAGGAGGAGCTGGAAGCGATGCTGAAAGCGGAGACCTGGCTCAACGGGGCCGAGGCGGTGGAGAAAGGTTTCGCCGACAAGCTTGAACCTGAACTGCAGGCCGCGGCCTGTGTGAATGAAAATAAACTGAAGGATTACCAGAACATGCCAGAACAGATTAAATCTCTTTTTGCGCCGCGCGCCGAAGCTCCGGTGAATCAGCCACAGCAACCTGCACCGGTACAGCAGCCCGCGCCGGTGCAGGCAAACCTTACCCCGCCCGCACCACAGCAGCCCGCGCCGCAGATGGCAAACATCGATGTTAACGCGCTGGCCCAGCAACTGCAGCAACAGATGCAGACGGCGAACGCGGAGCGCGTGAATTCCGTTTCCGCCGTGTTTGAGGCATTCCCGGCCTTTGCGACGCTGAGGGCGGAATGTCTCGCCGACTTCACCTGCAACGCCGAAAAAGCCCGCGATAAACTGCTGCAGGCGCTGGCGGCGGGCACCACCCCGAGCGCCGGTCCGGGTGCCATTCATCTTTATGCCGGTAACGGCAATCTGGTCGGTGATTCCATTCGCGCTGCGGTAATGACCCGCGCGGGCTATGCGCAGGCCGAGAAGGATAACGCTTACAATGGTTACACCCTTCGCGAACTGGCGCGCGCCTCCCTGGTCGATCGCGGCATCGGTATCTCCGGCGCTGGCACGGCACAGGCGATGGTCGGACTGGCGTTCACCCACAGCAGCAGCGATTTCGGCAATATCCTGATGGATGTGGCGCACAAAGCGGCGCTGATGGGCTGGGATGAAGCCACCGAAACCTTTGAACAATGGACCCGTAAGGGCACGCTGACCGATTTCAAAACCGCACACCGTGTCGGTCTTGAATCACTGGCATCGCTTCGTAAGGTTCGTGCCGGGGCAGAATATAAATATGTCACCATCAAGGATCGCGGTGAGCCGATTGCGCTGGCGACCTACGGCGAACTGTTCAGCATCGACCGACAGACCATCATCAACGATGACCTGGACATGCTGACCCGTATTCCGCAGGCGATGGGGCTTGCTGCTCGTGCCACCGTGGGCGATCTGGTCTGGGCTGTTTTAACCAGCAATCCAAAAATGTCGGACGGTAAGCCGCTGTTCCATGCCGATCACGGCAACTTGGTCTCAGCGGATCTCAGTATCGAAGGTCTGGATACGGCCCGTAAAGCGATGCTGCTGCAAAAATCCGGCGATCGTCGTCTGAACATTCGTCCGGCCTTTATGCTGACGCCTGTGGCGATTGAGTCACGGGCAAACCAGCTGATCAAATCTGCAAGCGTACCAGGTGCAGATGCCAACAGCGGTATTGTGAACCCGATCCAGAACTTTGTGACGGTAGCCTCTGAGGCTCGCCTGGATGACAGCAGCCCCACGGATTATTACCTGACTGCAGCACAGGGACGCGACACTATCGAAGTGGCATATCTGGACGGTATTGATACGCCATATCTGGAGCAGCAGCAGGGCTTCACCGTAGACGGTGCTGCATTCAAGGTCCGCATTGATGCAGGTGTGGCACCGCTTGACTGGCGCGGCATGGTTAAAGTCACCAAAAAATAACGACCGTCATCTGGCGGTTTTTTTATTACGGAGCGGCGCGTGCTGCTCCTTTTTTGTCTGGAGAGAAAAATGGCGAAAAATTATCAGCAGGACGGCAATACCCTTGATTTTCAGAATACCGGTGCGACCGATATTCTCTCAGGTGATGCCGTGCTTTCAGGAGCTCTGGTGGGTGTCGCTCACGATGACATCCCGGCAGGGTTGTGGGGTGTGCTGCATACGACGGGCGTTTTCGTTCTGCCAAAGGCGGCGGAAGCGGTCACTCTAGGCCAGAAGCTGTATCTGGCAGACGGAAAACTAACGGTTGAAGCTGGAGAAGCGGCGGCACCGAATCCTCTGGCCGGTACCGCCTGGGCAGCTGCAGCTGCAGATGTCGATACTGTTCCGGTGCGGCTGGGTTACTGATGAACCGCTTTCGTGCCCGACTGGCCCGTGCTGATGCCCGGATCTCCCGGGCATTTGCGGAAGCACTGCCGGCAGTCTTGTTTATCGGTACTGAGGTGCGTTCTGTCACCGTAATTTTCGAGACGCCCGATGCGCCGGTTGACGTTCCCGCCGGGGGACAAATTCAAGACCGCTCTCCGGCATTCAGCGCGCTAACAACAGATATCGCCGGGCTTGAGAAGCATCACGGCGTGGAGATCAACGGCACGGCTTATCGTGTGACGCACGTCGGCGCTGATGAGGAAGGGCGGACCCGCGTCACGCTGGCGTATGGCGCACCGGGTAAGGTGCAGCCGGACATCAATGAGTGGAGCTGATATGGCACGTGAGTCCAGACTGCGACGGGATTTGCCCGTCGATATCGATGTGGATGCCATCTGGCGGATAGCGGAGCATATCGGTGCCACCCATAAACAGTTTCGGGCGGCATACTCCCGCGCCCTGAAACGTACCGCCGCCACTTTACGTAAAAAAGCGATGGCAGACCTGAAAGACGGGCTGGCTCCCCGCAGCCTGGATCTGGTGCGCCGGCGTCTGCTTTCCTTTCGTCTCGATCGCGCTTCTCAGTCACAACTTGATAATTTTCGTCTCTGGTTCGGCCTGAATGCCATCAAGGTAAAGGATCTCAAAGGGCGAATTAACGGGCGGGTAAGACCTCATCATTCTCGGCGGGATAAGTCCACCGGGCGATTTATTAAGGCGCGACGTCAGGCAGAAAACGCCGGATTCACACCAAAAGGCAGTCTGCTTTCCCCACGGACATTTGAAAACGGTGAGGTGGCACGCTCCCGTCGGGAAAACAGACGCACGGTGGTCATACGCGATCCTGACACCCGGCGGACCCGGGAGGCAGAAGTGGATATTTATGAGCCGATGCTCAACTACATCGAGGATAACGCCTTTGCGGAGGCGATGGAGATTTTTATGCATCACTTTGAAACCGATCTGCGCGGGCGCGTGAAAGCCCGTATTTCTGTCTGAGGTGGACCATGGCTGAGCCATTGCTGCTTGGGCAGTATCACGATGCCGTTACCGGCGCGCTGAAAAACATTGCGTGGGTGCGGGACGCCGATGCGTACCCGGAAAAAAATATCCCCCGCTTTACCGGACTGATCACCCCGGCAGTCTATTTCTCCATTAACGGCTGGGAGCAGGGCGGGGGCAACGAGGGGCAGCTCAACGTAAATCTGTCCTGCGATTTGTTCGTGGTGGTGGATGCAGCCGGGGCTGGTGTCAGTCGCCCGGAAATTTTCCTGCGCACGGCGGCAGCGGACATTACCCAGTGGATTGACGGCCAGCTGTTCGGCCTGACCAGTCTGGAGCCTGCCGTGTTTATCGATGCGGCACGCGATGAGTTTGATCCGCGCATGGATGATTACCTTGTCTGGCGCATTTCATTTACCCAGGCAGCCGCCTTTGGTGCCGATCCGTTTGCACAGCTGAATGCCCCGCTGAAAGCTGCCTGGCTGGGCAAGGCACCGGATATCGGTCGCGCACATGTGGACGATTACCAGCTGATATACGAGGCAAAACCTGATGAGTGAAATCGAGGGCGATTTACAGCGCCGTCTGGCGAATATCGTGCGGCGCGGGGTGATTCATTCCGTTAAGCATGACGGTATACCGAAATGCCGGGTGGACCTGGGCGACATCACCACCACCTGGCTGCCGCTCTGCCAGGGATTCTCGGGTACTAACCGGGCAGACTCCAATCCGTATGCGGTGGGGGATGCGGTCACGGTGCTGTCGGAGGCGGGCGAACTCAATAATGGCCGGGTGTTTCCGGGCTGGAATACCGGCGGTCTGCCGGTGCCGGCGGGAAGCGACAGTGAACATATCACCCGCTACGGGGATGGTACTGAAATCCGTTATGACCGTGCCGCACATGCCCTGACCATCACCCTTGCAGAGGGGGGGACATACAAAATCATCGGGAAAGGCACGCTGGACGGCCCGGTGGAAATCACCGACACCCTGACCGTTCAGGGGAAAACGCAGATAAATGCCGACACGAACGTGACCGGAAATATCGGGGCGACACAGGAGATTTCGGACGGTACCGGAAAAATGAGCGGGATCCGCGAAACCTACAACGGCCATGACCATAAAGAAAATGGTGACGGCGGTGGTACCACGAATCCCCCAAATCAAAAAATGTGACCTGCCGCGGCAGGTTTTTTTATGCCTGGAGAAAATGAATGGCGAATTTACATGGTGTGGAAACGATCGAACTGACATCCGGAACGGTCGCGGTCACGACGATCCAGACGGCCATCATCGGCCTGGTGGGAACCGCGCCGGATGCTTCCGCCGGAACCCCGGCCAGTGCGGCCACGGGGACTCCCATTCTGGACAATGTCGTGGATTTTACAGCGACCATCACCGGCAGGGCGGGCAACGTGATTCTGGTGGAAGCCGTAGCCGGTATTCCCGATGCCGAAAATCCGGCGGAGGTTGAAACCTCCGCCGTCTGGGGGGCGACCGGGGCGAAACTGACCATCACGCTTGGCTGCGATGAAACCGGGAAGCTGACGGCTACCCCTGCCGATGTTGTTGCTGCGGTGGGTGCGGTGCAGGACGTGAAAGTGACCGCAACGGGAAGCGGTAGCGGTATTGTCTCACCGTTCAGTCTGCAACTTGCAGGGGGCGAGGATGAGCCGTTTCCGCTGAATACGCCGGTGGCGATTGTTGGCACCACGATGCTTTCGCGTCTTGGTGAAAAAGGCACGCTCAAACAGGCACTGATGGAAATCAACGACCAGCGAAATGCCCTGACGGTGGTGGTGCGCGTGGCGGATGGGGCCGATGAAGCGGGGAAACGCGCTGCAGTTCTGGCCGGGATCGGCGCACTGTCGTCCGCGAAAACCGTGACGACGTATCAGCCCCGGATCCTGATTGCGCCGGGGTTCAGTGAGGATGATGCTGTGGGCAAGGCGCTGGAAACCATGGCAGGAAAACTGCGGGCGGTGGCGTATGTTGACTGTGCCTCCGGAGCCAAGCTGCAGGAGGTGGTTCAGCGTCGCCAGTCCTACGGCATGCGTACTGAACTGTTGCGCCCGCGTGTGCAGGTCAGTAACGCCGGAGGCCAGCTGGTTTACCGTCCGTATTCTGCATTTGCGGCAGGCCTACGTGCCCGCATCGATTTCGAGAAGGGCTGGTGGTGGAGCAAATCCAACCAGGACATTAATAATATCCTCGGCGTGGAGCTGATCGACGAGTTTATTCTCGGCGATGAAAACTGCGACGCGAACCTGCTCAACATGCAGAACGTCTCCACCATTATCCGCCGTGCGGGGTTTAAACACTGGGGGAACCGTCTGTGTGGTACCGACCCGCAGTGGCGATTTGAATCAGTACGCCGCACCGCCGACGTCATCGAGGACAGTATTCAGGAAACGATGCTGGAATACGTTGACCGCCCGCTGGACAGGGAGAATGCCGACGACATTATCGGCACGATCAATGCCTATATGCGCCAGCTGGTCGGGCTCGGTGCCATTTTTGGCGGCCGCGCCTGGCTGGATGAGGAGCTTAACACTGCAGAGAGCATGGCGGCGGGCGTGCTGTACATCAACTACGACTTTGGTCCGAAATCGCCGACTGAGCTTATCAGCCTGCGCGTCCGGGTGAATAACAACTATGCGCTTGAGGAGATGCTGGCAGCATGAGTGAAAAAAACACATTACGCGTCTGGACCTTTTTCCGGCAGGGGGTCCGCATTCAGGGGGCGCATGAATTCACACCGCCGACACTGTCCATTGTCAAAACTGACCTGCGCACCGGCGCACAGGATGCGCCGTCCCCCGTGGATGACGGCATGGAGGCGCTGACCTGCCAGCTGAAATTCTACGGTGTGGACACGGACATGCTGACCGCCTTTGGTTTTGTCAGCGGCAGCCGTCCGCGCTTTACGGCCTATCAGGGCTATCTGGCGAACGGCACCGCGCTGGGCACCATCGAGGAGATCGAGGGCTTTGTGCAGACCGTCACGCCGGATGCGCGGGGCAAGGACAGCCTGTCCGAAAATGCCGTCACAGTGGACATCGCCGTGAGCTATTACCGCCAGACCAAAGACGGCCGCGAGCTCTTTGAAATTGATACGGAGCGCTTCTCGCGCCGGGTGAATGGCGTGGATGTGTTGTCCGGCCTGGCGGCGAAAGTCCGTCTCTGAGCCTGTCTTTATCCTGTAACGGCCTTCGGGCCGTTTTTACTTTACGGAGAGTGTTATGAGTTTTCCTGGTGAAACCCGCGTTATCAAACTGTATTCCCCTGTTTCCTTTGAGAACGGTGGCCTGCTCGAACAGGTGACGCTGCGCGAGCCGCTCGTGCGCGATCGCATTGCTTTTTCCAAGGATCGGGGCAGCGAAGAAGAAAAAGAGGCGCGCATGATTGCGCTGCTGTGCAACCTCAGTGAGCAGGATATCTGGCAGCTGACAGCGGCAGATTATGCGCAGCTGCTGGACGCATTCAATGTTTTTATGCTCCCGCCCGGGGAGCGACCGAAAGAAGCCTGATCCGGGCGATACGCTTTCTCGGGCGGCACCTGCATTTTCCCATGACGGAATACCTGGATATGCCGTTCAGCGTGTTTTCTGATTTTCTCACCGACGAAGTGGAGGCGGTAAACCGTGGCCGGACTAAGCCAGAATCTTAAGGCCGTCATTACGTTTGGCGGCAATATCGACAGCTCATGGAATCGTTCAGCGAACGGCCTGCAAAAGAGCCTGAAGGACGTCGGGAAGCAGTCAGAAAAACTGACCAAAGACCAGGCGAAGCTGGCGGCGGAGATTAAACGCGCGAAACTTGCCGGGCAAAGCCTGGGCGACCTTAAACGGCGGTACAGTGATGTGTCCCGTGAAATCCGCAAAACGGAGGCCGAGCAGCAGAAGCTGAATCAGCAGATGCAGAAGGCCCAGCGACTGGCGGCGTTCAAGGGAGCCGGGAAAGGCCTATTTCGCCGGGGAATGGGGATCGCCGGTCAACTGGGGGGAATGATGGCCCCCGGGCTGGCCATCGGCGGCGGTGGGGTGATCGCCTCCGCACTGGGTACCCTCATCGCACCGGCGGCAACCAACGCAGAAACCGCCCGTCGTACAGGCGTGGCGAAAAGTTATGGTGTCGATGTCACCACGTTTGATGCCTGGGACACGCTCGCGAAACAGTACGACATGAACGGGGAGAACATCGGCGATCTGTTTGAGGAGTATCTGCATAAATCGGGGGAGTACAAGCAAAACGGCAAGCAGGGTTCCCTGCAGGATGCGTTTGAAACACTGGGGTTTAAGGCGGGTGATTTTGCCGGACTCAGCGATATGGCGCAGTTTGAAAAAATAGTTGAGCGCGCGCTCAGCCTGAAGGATGAGTCAAAAGCCTCATTCGCACTGGATTCGCTGTTTGGCGGCGAGGCCAGCAAGCTGCTGATGCTGCTGAAACAGTCCGGGAAAAGTTACCGCGACCTGATGGATGAGCAGCGCCGGTATAACCTCGTCACGAAAGAGGGGGCTGAAGGTGCGATGGTGGGCAACCGCGCCATTACCAATCTGCAGACCGTTTTTTCTTCTGCGCTGGCAGAAATCTCCGGCCAGCTCGGTAACGAACTGGCGCCGGATATCCGCCGTCTGACGGATGATATGGCGGAGTGGTTTAAAGGCGGCGGAATCAAACGCATCGTCAGTTTCCTGCGTAATGATCTTTACCCCGGCGTGCTGACGTTCGGGCAGGGGATTGTGTTTGTCGGGAAAGTGGCCTACGCGCTGGCAAAAAAACTGTCTTGGTTGTTGCCGGATGAGCAAAGCGATCAGCGGGATGTGCTTAAGTCGCTGGCCATGACCGGCTCGGTCGATATCGCGCGCATGACGGCGCAGCGAAACGGTCAGGGGGAATGGTTCGAGCAACAACTGAAGGAAAAGCCTGGCCTGCCGGAGGATGTGAAAAAATCATACCGGGACACCCGTGGATTTTTTCGCGACGACGAGGACACATTTAATTCCACCCTCGATAAGTACGTAACGCCGGAGTACAGCGGCACACTGTTTGGCTGGAACTCTTCCCTGCAGAACAACCGTCAGCAACCCGGCACACAGCCGGGGGCCGCAGCAGGTTTCCGGGAGAATGGGCCGCTTTCAGCAACGTCATCTGACCCGTCGGCAGTACGTATCAATCTGGCCTGGTCTGACTCTGCAGTGATGGCCGGGCAGACGGGCCGGGAGCAGGGGCAGGCCGGGAAGGATTACTGGGACACATTATTGCAGCGCTTAGATACTGCTGATAAACACCCCCCACAGCGACAGCTCACCGATAACCGTAAGTTTGAATACCGGTTTGAAATTTACGGTGCGCCGGGACAGGACGAACGGGCAATTGCTGATGAGGTGGGGGCAGTGACGAAAAGCAACCCGGCATTCACGGGGGACAGCAGTATGCTGGACGGAGGACAAATCTGGTGAGTGAAATCATTCCTGTCTTTGAAGACTTCGGGCAATCCCGTACCAGCGCTGTTCGCGGTGCGCAGGCCGCCAGGGTGATGATGATGCTGGGGGATTTTGCGTTTTCCATCGATACCACGGCTTACAACCAGCTGACCCGCGAGGCAAGCTGGCGCTGGAGCGAGCAGGAGCGGATCGGCAAACAGGATTTACTGCAGTATACCGGCAAGCCGGGGCGAACCGTCCGGCTTGAGGGGGAATCGCATGCTTTCTTCCGTAAGGGGGTGGATGCCGTTAACGATCTCTACGACCTCGCCGATCAGAACAAGCCCCTGCAACTGGTCAGCGGCGAAGGGGATGTGCTGGGCTGGTGGGTGGTGATCGACTTCTCCGATACGACAAGCAGGTTTCTGCCTGGCGGCGGCCACCGAAACAAAAACTGGACGATGACGCTGAAACATTATGCCGACGACATATCAAACCCGTGACGGAGATGTGCTGGATGCAGTCTGCGCGGTGCATTACGGCACGGAAAACCTTTCATATAGTGTGACGCAGGTGCTTGAAGCGAATCCGGGGCTGGCAGACATCGGTGCTGTTTATCCGTCAGGTCTCTTTATCACCCTGCCTGATCTGGCACCGCCGGTACAGGAGTCCGCTTTCAGCCTGTGGGATTAATATGACTGAACAGATTGTTAAACCGGAATACGCGCCGGCGTTCAGCGTCAGCGCCGAGGGAAAGGATATCACCCGCGCGCTGCAGCAGAGCCTGGCAGAGATGACGCTGACCGACTACGGAGGTGCCACTGCAAAAGCAGATGAACTGAAAATTACGCTGCTGTCGGAAACGCTCCCTTTACCGACAAAGGGAGCACGGTTACGCGTGGCGCTGGGTTTTAACGACCAGCTGGTGGATAAGGGCTGGTTTGTGGTGTCTGGCGTGGGCAGCAGTGGCCCGCCACGTCGTATCGAGATTTATGCCACTGCCGCGCCCATGAATGCACAGAAACAGCCTGGCGATGTGCTCAGCCAGAAAACACGCAGCTGGGATAACCTGCGACTTGCGGATCTGGTCAAAACCGTGGCCACCGAAAACGGTCTGGTCCCGAAAGTGGCTGCAGAGCTTGCCGATATCCACATTGACCATGTTGATCAGGTTGCAGAATCCGACGCGAACCTGCTGACCCGCCTTGCCCGAACGTGGAACGCTGTCAGCAAACCCTCAGGTGGTTACTGGCTTTTTTTGCGCCAGGGTGCCACCGCGAAAGCCTCCGGAGAGCAGACCGGCGCTCTGGTTATCACACCACAACAGGTATCAAACTGGTCATACAACGAAGGCGAACGGGGGAGTTCGACAGGAAAGGCCACCGGCAGTGGCGGCAAGTCCTCGGGTAAAATTGGCGTTCGGTATTACGATGAGGCTGACGGAAAGACCAAAACCACCACGGTCGATCATGACGGTCCCTCAATGGCGAACCCGTATACCCAGCCCGCAAAGGGCACTGCTGACCAGCAGGCAAAATCGAAAAAAACGCAGGCCCGTCGCAATGAGCAAAAAATGACAGTCACCGGCCCCTGCCGACCTGAACATGTTCCTCTTACGGCAGAATCCGGCGTATCTACGTCTGGTTTTGGCGAGCGGGAAGATCGTGCCTGGGTGGTGGAATCGCTGGTGTATTCCCTGACGCCTGCCGGCTTCAGCTATACGTACAACCTGGTGGTTGATATTCGCAAGCCTGCAAAATCCTCAAAAAAATCCGGCAGCAAGGATAAAACTGGCCCGGATTATTTCGGTTAACTCTCCGCCACCTGGCGATCCTCATACGGAAAAACATTATGAACGGTGTAAACAGCCGGACCGGTAAACGCCTGTCCGGCAGCGATCATTTGCGCCAGTCCGTCAGCGACATCCTCTCCACCCCCGTTGGCAGCCGCGTGCTGGTTCGTGATTACGGCAGTGATTTGTTTTCGCTGGTAGACAATCCACGGGACGATCTGACTCGTCTGCGCATTATCGCGGCGACCGCCTCAGCGCTGGCGCGCTGGGAACCCCGCCTGAAAGTCACGCGCGTGGTCGTCTCTTTCCCGGCTGATGAAACGGGCTGTGTCGTGGATATCGAGGGGATTAACAAAGAGAACAATCTTTCAGTCACCACCGGAGGCATACCGATTTATGGCAAGCAGCTATGAAGTAATTAACCTGTCCGCCCTGGATGTACCGGATGCGATTGTGGTACCGGATGCGGCCGACATTTTTACCCGATGGCTGGCACGTCTGCGCGAACTGGATCCGGAATTTGATGCGCTGGTGGAGTCAGACCCGGCGTATAAACAGGGCGAAATTAACGCCTACCAGCTCACCCTGGCGTTTCAGCGCGTCAATGATGCGGTACGCGCTGTTTTCCTTGCTAGCGCCAGAGGCACCGATCTTGACCAGATTGGTGCGGGTTTTAATGTTTCCCGTCTGGTGATAAATCCCGGCGATCCGGATGCCGTGCCACCCGTCGATCCTGTCTATGAAGACGATGATGCTTTCCGTGAGAGGATCCAGCTTTCGTGGGCGCAGCTGAATACGGCAGGTGCCCGCAACGCATACCGCTTTCATGCCAAATCCGCGGATAACGATGTGCTGGATGCGGATGCCTATGGCCCGGAAACGCACAACCGCCCGGGTGAAGTGGATGTCTATGTCCTGTCGCGAACCGGTAATGGTGAGGCCAGCCCCGGCCTGACGGAAAAGGTGATGAGCGAACTAAGCGCCGATGAGGTCAGGCCTCTGACTGATTATGTCAGTGTCAAAAGCGCCACCATTGTCAGCTATGCGGTAACAGCTGAACTGGACATACCCGACGGACCGGATGCGCAGACGGTGCTGGAGAATGCCATCAGCACGCTGACCAGCTACACCCGGCTTTCGCATCGCATAAACGGCCTCGTGCCGCTTTCCGCGATTTACGCTGCACTCCAGCAGCCCGGCGTCTCCAGAGTCAGGCTGATAAGTCCGGTCGCAGATCTGGAGGCGGCCGCGGGGCAGGCTCCCTGGTGCAGTGCGATAAACGTCACCCGCAAAGGAGGCTCCGGTGGATAAATTTCGCTCCCTGCTACCACCCTCCGCCATTCAGCCGGAGCGGGCACAGGAGCAGGCCAGTTCGGAGCAGATCACAGCGCTGGATACGGGCATGGTGCGTAAGGTGAAAGACCCCGATACCTGCCCGGCGCATTTGTTGCCCTGGCTTGCCTGGGAATTTGCGGTTGATTCCTGGGAAGACGCCTGGACTGAGGCTGAAAAGCGGCAGGTGATTAAGGATGCCGCCTATGTTCATCAGCATCGCGGTACTGCCGGCGCCGTCAGGCGGTCACTGAGCGCTGTCAGTCTCCCGACGACCGTGGTGGAGTGGTGGGAGGATCAGCCGCGTAAGGCTCCCTATACCTTCCGCGTTGAGGTTTACAGCCTCCAGGAAGTAGATGACGCGCTGTATCAGCGTATACGGCGGCAGGTCGATAAGGCGAAGAACCTGAGGAGTCTGTTGACCTCCATTGACGTGATTGCCGACCTGGGCACAAAGGGAACTTATTATACCGGCGGTGCTGTTACCGCCTGGATTGATGTCGATATTGAGGCAGGAGTTTAGCCATGACTGATAAATATTACAGTATTCTGACCAACAGAGGTAAAGAGCTGGAGGCGCAGTCTTCTGCGACCGGGAAACCCGTCATTATTAAAGATTTTGTGGTGGGTGACGGTAATGGGCAGCCCGTTACGCCTGATCCGGCAAAAACAACCCTGAACCACGAAGTGTATCGGGCGGGGATTTCAGCGTTGCAGGTCTCACCGGACCAGGCGAATCAGTTTATTGCGCAGCTGGTACTGCCTCCCGATGTTGGGGGCTTTGTTGTTCGTGAGGTCGGGCTGTTAACCGATGCCGGCGAACTGTATGCCGTGGCGAACTGTGCAGCAATTGAGAAGCCAGTAAGTGGCATCAGTGTAACGCTCCAGTTTCGCCTCGCCGTTTCAGAAACGGCGGATATTGAGCTTAAGGTGGCTACCGGGGACGGCCTGTTCCTTCGCCAGGATGCAAACCTGCGCGATGTGAAGGATGCCAGTGAATCCCGGAAAAATATTGGGCTGAAAGGTGCCGCTGTACTGGATGTTGGTACAACGGCGAATACAGTCGCCGCCGGGGATGACCATCGTATCGTTAATGCCCTGCAGAAAGAAAATAATCTTTCTGATGTTCAGGATAAGGCGTTAGCCAGAGAACATTTAGAACTCAGGGCGGCGGCTGTCAGGGATGTTGCTGACAATGCAGCGGGTGCGCTCGTGCCGGTTGGTTATAAAGGGAACTTTAGTTCCGACTCAAATCATGGTGCGATTGATTTTGCGACTTACCCCTTTGTCGTCGGTGAATCACTGTTTATAGATACCCATGGATGTACCAACACCCCGCCATTCCTGACGCAGGATTTTTACTATATCGATGTCGTATGTGCTACCGGCCCCGCTCAGGGGGGAAGGGTAAACCGGCCGTTAGCCCAGTTCGTGAGTTACACGAATTCGAAGTTGATCCTCGCCATTCGTGAGGATGATGGCAACAATATCGGCTGGCGGTATTTCAGGGCGGTGCAATACGATACTGATAATAATACTGTTACCATCCCTGGGGCGCTTAAGGCTGTCAATGGAGGTACAGAGCTTTCACAAAATGCGATAAATATTCGAGGTGCAGGTAATAAACACCTCTGGTTTTTCAATACTGCTGGCGCAGAGATGGGGCTTGTTTACGCCTCCGACGATAAAGTTCTGCATCTACGTGCAGGAACGGGGCCGTCAGTCGATGTTCAGTCAAATGGGAATGTAATAGCCCCAAATTATCTTGAGGCCAAGGATGATATTCATTCAGGGCGAAACATCAGCAGCACTGGATTAATTCAGGCTGGGACTGGAGTGTACGACACACCAGGAGTACGGGTGTACTCGCCCAATAACCCACCGCCACAACAGGATTTAAGCCCTTATGCAAAAAGAGACGCTATTACATTCGTAGGGCTTGAAGCTAATAATCCTACTGCTCCATATATGCGACAAGAATCTTCTGGGGCAATTGTTTATCTTGCTCAAAGAGACTGGGTAAATGGTAATTTTGCAACGCAAGCATGGACTTCGTCTAATTTTATTACAGAAACAGGTTTAGGTGCGCAGGGATCAGGCGTTCTCCCCGGCGGGGGTACCTTTATAGTACCTAACGGGTGCGTAATGACAGGTTGGTACACAGAAGGAAACACCCCTGGCGGAGATACAATATTTTATCGTCAGTTGATGAAATACATACCTTCCGTTGGTTGGGTTGGATGTGGGAACATAGCATAATGATAACTTTCAAAAAATTCTCTATTTACTCACCGGACTACATATTATTTGATGCCATTTACCTCCAGTCGGAAGATGGACTTGATTGGTATTATCATAGAACTCGCTTTCAGGATGATAGTTTTAAAATTTGCTTCGATGACCAAGGGGTCATAAGAATGTTCGGGCAAGATGCACAGCTTCTATGGCCTGATGGATTATCTGTAGTAGAGGTATCAGTAGATGAGGTGCCGTCTGGGCTGGATGGGGCAGGGAACTGGCAGTTCATCGACGGGAAAATCGTTCCGAGGAGGTATACCGAAAACGAGTTAAAAGAAATTTTTAACTCCAAAAGAAGTAAACTGCTTTTAGATACATCATCAGTAATTGATCCTCTTAATGATGCTGTAGAGTTAAATATCGCAACGGAAAAAGAAATTGATTCATTGGTGGAATGGAAAGAGTATCGAGTTAAATTGATGCGGTTGAACTTTGGGGATAACTGGCCTGAGGAGCCAGCGAAACTTTAAGATGGTTGGAAAACCCTCAGGCTGATAAATCATGTTCTTTGAAATGGATTTCATTTGTTTTTTTGGTGTAAACGATACAATTATTCGGGATGTCTTTGTTGATAAAGCTCATCGCGCCGATGTCAACATTGCTACCAATCACTATAGAATTTGCAATAATACAACTACCGGCCCCCACACTTACGTTGTCACCTATCAAAATGCTTGGCTTTCCGGAGTCAAGCATTTTTCCACCACCGATTCCAATTGTGGAGTTTTGTCTAATTCTAAAATTTGAGCCTATACAGCTGCTACCGTTGATAACTATTCCATTAAAGTGACTGATAATCAATCCTGGGCCAATTGAGGCTCCGAGTTGAATTTCGCAACCGTATTTAATGGTCAGCCTTCTATTTATTTTGCGTGCGAATTTTTTACTAATATTAGCTTTATAAAGATAAGATGAAATTCGCCACCAAAAGTTAAAACGTCTTTCAGGACATTTAAAAGCTTTATGAACAGCGCGAGTCCAAGTAAATGGTTTTTTACTTTTCATTACTTCCGTCTGTAAACATTCATGCAAGTGGCGTTTTAACTCTTTTTTATTCATCCTAAAATTTGCACCTATCTCTAGTATTATCACTAGCCACTTCGCTAGTTTACTTCGCTCAATGCTAACTGAGCAGCCACGCCATGTGCAATAGCGGGCTGCTGTTTCTGACTAATGTTAACTAGCGCGCTATGCCGTTCATTCCTGTAACATGCAACGTCGGCGTAATTTTGTTCTCTTGAATCTACCATTGAATAATTTACAAAATCAATAATTCTAACCGTCACAGAAACTTAGAAACGAAGCGGCGAAGTTTTAGACAGCCATAGGGGATCTGGCGTATTGCGCACCCTCAAAAAGAAAACTACTGTATATAAAAACAGTATTCGAGGTATGCGTAATGGAATTTATCAGACCTGCAGAACTGCGAGAAATTATCGCGCTTCCGCTTTTCAGCGACTTAGTCCAGTGTGGTTTCCCCAGCCCAGCGGCTGATTATGTTGAACAGCGTATAGATCTTAATGAGTTACTGGTGTCACATCCGAGCTCAACGTATTTCGTAAAAGCCGCGGGCGACTCAATGATCGAGGCCGGTATTAGCGACGGTGATCTGCTGGTGGTGGATAGCTCTCGTACTGCTGAACACGGAGATATCGTAATCGCCGCGGTAGAAGGGGAGTTCACAGTCAAACGTCTGCAGCTCCGCCCGACTGTTCAACTCAATCCGATGAACAGCGCGTTTTCGCCAATTATAGTCGGCAGTGAAGATACACTGGACGTCTTCGGGGTTGTCACCTTTATCGTAAAATCTGCGAGATGAATATGTTTGCGCTCTGTGATGTGAATTCGTTCTACGCATCATGCGAGACTGTATTCAGGCCGGACTTACGAGGGCGGCCGGTTGTCGTTCTCTCAAATAACGATGGATGCGTAATCGCGCGCAGCGCCGAGGCCAAGGCCGCTGGAATTACGATGGGGGAGCCTTTCTTCAAGCAAAAGGACTTATTCCGGCGCGCTGGGGTTGTTTGCTTCAGCAGTAACTACGAGCTCTACGCTGATATGTCGAACCGGGTAATGACGACGCTTGAGGAAATGAGCCCCCGCGTCGAAATTTACAGCATTGACGAAGCTTTTTGCGACCTGACAGGTGTTCGCAACTGCCGGGACCTGACCGAGTTCGGCAAGGAGATTCGCTCTACGGTTCTGAAGCGTACGCACCTTACCGTTGGCGTTGGCATTGCCCAAACGAAAACCCTCGCTAAGCTGGCAAATCACGCCGCCAAAAAATGGCAACGCCAGACGGGCGGGGTAGTGGATCTGTCCAATATCGATCGCCAGCACCGACTCCTTGCACTGGTACCCGTTGAGGATGTGTGGGGCGTCGGCAGACGCATCAGTAAGAAGTTGAACACTATGGGCATAAAAACGGCTCTGGACCTATCTGAGCAGAGTACGTGGATTATCCGTAAACATTTTAACGTGGTACTCGAGCGAACGGTCAGGGAGCTGCGTGGTGAACCTTGTCTCGATTTGGAAGAGTTTGCCCCTGCTAAACAAGAAATCGTGTGCAGTCGGTCATTTGGTGAACGCGTCACCGAGTACGAACAGATGCGCCAGGCTATCTGTAGTTATGCTGCCCGTGGTGCTGAAAAACTACGTGGTGAACATCAGTATTGCCGCTTTATCTCGGTGTTCGTGAAGACATCACCTTTTGCCCTGAATGAACCATATTACGGCAACAGTTCGTCAATGAAGCTTCTCACAACTACACAGGATACCCGCGACATCATTAACGCCGCAGTTAAGTGCCTGGACAAAATCTGGAAGGATGGTCATCGGTACCAGAAAGCAGGGATTATGCTGGGTGATTTCTTCAGTCAGGGGGTGGCCCAACTTAACTTGTTCGACGATAACGCCCCGCGGGCCGGCAGCGAAAGGTTGATGGAGGTGCTCGATCACTTGAACGCCAAAGATGGAAAGGGCACGCTCTACTTTGCTGGCCAGGGCATTCAGCAGCAGTGGCAAATGAAGCGAGACATGCTTTCTCCACGTTACACTACCCGATTTTCGGATCTTTTAATCGTGAAATAATATTCCTATGACTTGCTGGCTTCAGAAAAATCGTATGAAATCTGAGATGAATGGCCGTAAGATTACAGAAGCTGAAATTTAAGAACTATAGTAAAAATATATAAAATATGAGGTGAATCAATATGGGTTATAATAACCCATGATTGAAGTGATTAAATTGCTCTGAATAAGGTGAATATTGAATTTGTTAGAATTCCAATTCATCTAATTTATTGTGTTCTACAGCATCAATGGATGTTTTAATATGTGTTACGAATTCCGTGATGTCATCCATTGCTTTGATAAGAACCTGTCTACTTAGTTCGACGGCTTCTCCATCTTTATCTACGCCGTTTCGATGTACAATATCATGTCGAATTTTAGTGATTTTAATTACTTCTTCCATTTTGTTTTTTACATTACTTGGTGTTTTTTCTCCAAGTACAGCACTATAGATGGGTACAATTTTCTCAATGTTATGATACAAATAATCAGAAAAAGTTGTAAGCACAACTTTTTTTACAATATCATTGTTCCTGAATATTTCCTGAAGTGGGATTTTAATGTTTTTTAATTCTGTAACATTTTCAATGGCGTTCTTAAGATAGCATTCATCAGTGAGCACAAGGCTCTTAATCATATCACCCAGGCAAGTTTCCATTAATGTTACTGAGTAAGAGTAAGTCATTTTTAAAGCTGATTCAGATGGAATCTGAGGTAACTCTGCTCTAAGAGTACTCATTTGGATTTCGAACTGACCATAGGCTTGTTGGTATGCCGTAAGTCTGTCTAGCTCATAATCATAATCCTCAAACTCCCATTCGTTCTCAAAAGCTTCCCCTGAAAGATATTTTGTTTTTTGTTCTTCCCATTCAGGATCACCAGGTTCTACTCCTAGGTCAACCCGGTCTCTGATCCAATCATACATACTCTCTTCCGCTTCCATTTGCTCTATATAGCGTTTAACTGATCCCATTTTCTAAACTCCTACTGTCATAAAATTATCAAATTATATCTTTAAAAGGATACTTGGCATAGTGGTTTTGCTAATTGCGATGATGAACTCTAAACACCATAATACTCATTCTACCCCCCCACACACATAAATGTATTCACACACCCTGTTGGGCTTTGAATGTTTAAACGCTACTAATAACCCACATGTCTATATTGCTATTCGAAACAGGAACAATAAATCTGTAAACATCTACCAATTTTTTTTCGTGAATTCACTCGCTGCCATGTCAATCATTGGATCAAAGATACGACCTAATTGTCCAACGCTTGATATTTCATCGATATTTACATTCAAAACATTCATGTGGTCGGCAGATAATATCCCCCATGAATATCCATACTCCACGTATCCCCTGAGTTTGAAGGCTCTACAAATCACATCCTTCCTGAAAAAACCAGCCACTTCTGCATTATTTACATAATTGAATAGTGTGTTTTCAGCGTCTATTTCGAGATTCAAACTTAAGTCGTTTACTAACGACAATATTCTCTCTTTATCCAATACTTTGCCATAATAAGAAGTCATATCATTGCAGTGTGCATAGATCTCATTGAAATAAACCGAAGTTCCACGCCAATCGCTTAAACTCAACGATTCTCCGCTTAAGTGATTATGATGTAAAACCACTTCTGGCCACTGCCAGATTTCAGCCAT